CCTGGTCGGCAACTTCTCGCCCGCCCAGGTGGCACAGCAGCGCACGGCGCGCGAGTCGTTCAAAACGGTGAACGCGATTCAGTCGCCGGCGGTGATGATCACCGAGTACATGCTGAAGACCTACGTCGAGACCTTCTTGCTGCCGGTGCTGCGCCAGGTGGTGCTGCTCGAGCAGTTCTACGAGTCGGACGCGGTGCTGATCGGCATCGCGGGGCAGAAGGCGAAGGTGGCGCAGCGCTTCGGCCAGTCGGAGGATCTCGACGGGCTGCTGGAGAAGCGCATGACCGTGACCATCAACATCGGCATGGGCGCGACCAACCCGGACACGAAGCTGCAGCGCTTCATGAACGCGATCGGCGGCTTCGCCAAGATCGCGGTCAAGCCCCCGCCGGCGATCGATTTGAAGGAGGTGCTGAAGGAGCTCCTGGCGCTCGCAGGCTACCGCGACGGCCAGCGCTTCATGTCGGACCAGGATCCGGACAAGGTGAAGATGCAGCAGCAGATCGCCGCGCTCACGCAAAAGTTGAAGGAGCTGATGCTCGAGAAAAAGAACAAGGAAGGTGCGAACAAGGCGCGCGTGCAGGTCGCGCGCGAGGGCAACATAACGAAGCTCGTGCTCGCCGCGAAAGAGGATGCGCATGAGAACAAGCACCTCCTGATCGGGCACCTGATGGACCTCGAGAAGGCGAGCGCCGCCTCGAGGGCGCAGGAGCAGCTGCAGGAGCAGGGCGCGATGCAGCAGCAGCAGGGCGCGCAGGCCCAGGCGGCAGCTAAGGCCGGCGCCGCCGCATGACCGAGGAGGGGATCGACGAGCGGGCCGAAGAGGAGCCGGCGGACGACCTCCTCGCGACCGCAGTCTTCGGCGCCGAGGTCGAGCGCTTCTTGACGGACGATCGCATCGGCAAGCTGATCGTCGCCCGGGCGCGCGAGGACATGGAGGTGGCGCAGCTCGAGCTCGTCACCATCGCGCCCGAGGACAGCGCTAAGATCCGCGCGGCGCAGTTCAAGTACCAGGTCGCCGCCCACGTCGTGCAGTGGCTCCGGGATGTGATCGTAGACGGGCAGAACGCCCGCAAAGTGGTCGAGGAGACAATCGAGTGATCAAGAAATTCTTCCGCCTCATGGAATCGAACGAGGGCACCGAAGCTGAAGGGCAGCGGCCGAACCCGGCCGAGGTGAACGCCGCCGGCAACCGCTCGCAGCTCTCGCGCCGGCAACAGATCGCCGATCGCCTGGACGGCGCGCGCTCGGCCGACCTCGAGGACACGGACGGCCGCAACATCACCGGCCGCTTTGCCGATGGCGAGCTCGACGACTCACCCGAAGCGCGCGAAGCCGCGGCGCTGCGCGAGGACGAGGAAGCACGCGCCGCGCTCGAGGAGGAAGCCGAGCGCGCGCGCGCTGCCGAGCTCCAGGAGGAGGGAACCGAGGAGGTCGCAGACCCGGGCGAGACCCGGGCAGCAGCCCGTGGCGCCGGCGACGATGCCCCCGAGGAGAAGGTGATCGACGGGGTGAAGCACTACCTCGTGGTGACCAACGGGAAGGAGAAATGGCTCACGTTTCCGCAGCTCCGGGCCCTCGCTCAGAAGTCAGATGCGGTCGATGACGCTTTACAGCGCGCCAACGAAGCGGTACGTTCCGCAACGCAGCTCGATCTTCGCCAACGCGAAGAGCCGAGCGAGGAGCTCAGCGATGAGCAACTCGAGGGTGTCGTCTCCTCGGCAGTCATGGGCGACAGGGAAGCGATAAAGAAGCTCACGACCCTCATCAAGCCGAGGCCATCCAAGACTCCGGACGTCTCGGCAGAGGTAGCTAGAGCAATCGCGACCAGAAGCGCAGTAGCTGATGCTGAACGCCAGGTCTCGGATGTTTTGAGCGTCGATGCTTTGGGCCCCGTCTTCCGCGCACGCCTTCAGGCGGTCGCGAAGCTCGAGCCGGAACTTAGCATCGCCGCGGCCTACAAAAAGGCCGCTGACCAGGTCCGCAAGGACTTCGGACCCATGCTCAAGACGAAGCCCGGGAGCCTGGAGGACAAAGCCCAGCGAAAGCGCACGCTAGTCACGCCGCCGACGGCCGCCTCAAGGGTGGTCAGGCGAAGTGACACGGCGGAAGGCGAGGAGAACCCGACCTCGGTGATCGATGAGATCGCCAAGAGCCGCGGGCAGAACCGAGCCATCCGCCACGGTCGCAACCTATCGCAGGGCTGAGGAGTCATCGCCACTGACTCCCGCCCGTAAGGGAGTCATCCATGGCAGGTCAAGTCTGGTCCGTCTCGACGTTGGGCGGCTATCTCTACGCCCGACAGCTCTCGAATGTGCTGCGCATGAACGTGCAGCCCCTCACCAAGTTTCGCCAGTTCGCCGATGTGCACGACATCAGCCAGCAGGGCAAGAAGAAGGGCGACACCTTCACCTGGGACGTGGTCTCGGATGTGGCGACGGTCGGCGGGGTGCTGGTGGAAACCAACACCATGCCCGAGACCAACCTCACGATCACGCAGGGCACGCTCACCATCACCGAGGCGGGCAACTCGATTCCCTACTCCGGCAAGCTCGACAACCTGTCGAAGTTTCCCGTCGAGGACATCATCAAGAAGGGCCTCAAGAACGACACGGTCAAGACCATCGACCGGCTCGTGTGGGGCCAGTTCAACCAGACGCTCATCCGGGTGATCCCGACCGGCGGCACCTCGGCCGCGGCGATCACGCTCTACACCAACGGCACAGTCACCGGCACCAACTCGATCGCGTACAACAACGCGCACGCGAAGGCGATCGTCGATGCGATGAAGGAGCGCAACATCCCGGCCTACATCGCGGACGACTACTACTCGCTCGCCTGGCCGACGACGCTGCGGACCTTCAAGAACTCGCTCGAGACCATCCACCAGTACTCGGAGACGGGCTTCAACCTCATCATGAACGGTGAGATCGGCCGCTACGAGAACGTGCGCTACATCGAGCAGACCAACATCGCCAAGGGCAACGGCTCGACCGGCATCGCGACCGCGACGGGCGGCGACATGGTGCAGTGGGTGAACGGCCAGTCCGACTGGATCTTCTTCTTCGGCAACGACACCGTCGCCGAGGGCATCGCGGTCCCCGAGGAGATGCGCGGCAAGATCCCGACCGACTTCGGCCGCTCGAAGGGCATCGCCTGGTATTACCTCGGCGGTTTCGGCATCGTCCACACGCTTGCCATCAACGTGCGCATCGTCAAGTGGGACAGCGCCGCCTGATCTGATCTCCCCCTTAGGCGCGGGGCCTTCTCCCGCGCCGTTTTTCTAAGGGGATCAACGCGAGGGGCCGCAGGAGAGAGCGATGTCACTGAACAATGCCACCCGTCAGGTCGCGTACGACAACTCGAGCGCGATCACCCGCCAGGCCGCGCAGCTCGCGGCCAATTCCGCCGGCTCAGGATCCTTGAGCGGCAAGTTCTACGCCTGGGCCGCGCTCACCGTCTACGGTGTGACCTTCGCGGTCACCACCGCCGGCACCTCGACCTACACGGTCGGTGGCACGGCGACGAGCCCGGCGGCGCAGTTCTCCGCGATCGTGATCCAGAACACGAACACGACCGGCACGGCCGTGACGCAAGGCACGACCACCATCGGGCCCTTCACCATCGGCGGCACCTCGACCGCGACCAATGTCGGCGGCACCTCGGGCGGCATCGCCGGGGGCTTCCAGGGACCGTACGCGCTCAACACCGTGGGCGGCACGAACACCACGCAGACGGTCGGCACCGCCACTTACTCCCTGGGTTATCCGGGCAACGCGAGCGCGGGCTTCGGCGGGATCCAGATCAATCCAGGCGATCAGGTGTACTTCGTGAACGGCACCGATGCGACCGCGGTGGTCGTGCCGATCCTGCAGTACTCGCTCACGGGCGTCACCGGCTCGATCCTCTCGTAGGAGAACGCTATGGCACTCGGAGTCAAAAACGTCGCCGACCCGTACTACCTGCAGCGCTGCCAGTTGACGGGCGCGCTCGCGGCGGGTGCGGCGGCGCAGTCGGCGAAGTTCATCGCGCACGCAGCGCTCCTCTTGTGGTCGCTCTCCGGGGTGCAGACGGTCCTCTCGACCTCGACCTACACCAACACGGTGAACGGCACCGCGACGACGGCCGCGTTGTCGCAGCAGGTCTCGCTGATCGTGATCTCGAACACGAACACCGCCGCGGGCTACGGCGGCACGGGTTCGGCCGCTTTCTCAACGACCACGGTGGGGCCCTTCACCTTAGGCGGCAGCTACGCGCCGGTCAGCGGCACCGGCACCGCGCAGGTGAACAACCCGAACCAGTTCGCGTTGAACACCACCACGGGCACCGGCGGCCAGGGCGGCATTCCGGTGCCGGCGGGCTCGGTCGTGTACGTGGTGGGCGGCACCGATGCGACCGCGACCAGCTCGTTCTCGATCGACTATTCGATCCAGCAGTTCGCACCCGTCACCCTGTAGGAGACATCTCGATGGCAAAGCTCAATCAGCGCGGCAAGCAATACGAGACGCCGCAGATCACCCCGGACAACTCGGCGACCGAGTTCTTTGGCGGTGAGTCGCCGAGCGCGGCCGACATCCAGAGGAGCGCGAATGCTCGAGGGCAGAAGCGCCACGAGATGAAGCGCCAGTCACTCGCCGACGAGGAGGTGCTGCCGGAGTCCACCGAGATGGTGAACAACGAGCTCGTGGGCGTCCGCGACAACGGCTACCTCGTCAAGAAGGAGCTCGAGTTCGGCGTCAACGCGATGTACAACTCGCTCCCGCCCGGCATGGACATCGAGGACCAGGAGAACTGCGACATTCGCAAGGAAGACCTGGTGATCTACTCGGGCGGCATCGGCTACCCGGGCGATGGTTGGACGCGCAAGCAGGCGGGCCGGCAGAAGGACACGGGCCGGGCAGGCAAGACCAACTACATCGGCAAGCGCGGCACCTGATCCCGGTAAATACCCGGTAATTACCGGGGAGGCGCCATGACGAAGATCGTGCAGGAGAAATTCCAGGTCGACTATCCGCAGCAGCGCAACGACGACGCGCGCTCGGGATGGATCACCGATGCCGAGGCGCGCGCGAAGAAGAACCTCAAGGGGCGCGAGGGGCGCCCGGGCGGTGACTCGCTGTCCCGTTTCTCGGACAACTCGGCGATGTTCAACTCGCTCCCGCCCGGTGCGGACATCGAGGACCAGGAGGTCAACGACATCCGCCGCATGGATATCGTCGATGGCGCCGGGCACAACCAGGTGACCCAGGACGTCGATGCACGGTCCCTGCGCACGGGCTTCTCGCGCAAGAAGATCCTCTCCTCGGACGATGAGTACACGCGCGAGCACAACGATGCCTTCTATGACACCGTCGAGGTCGACGGTGTCGAGGGCTACGTCGAGCGCAACAACATGCTGGACCGCATGTAATGCCGCAGCAGTTAGGCGAAGGGAACTGTCAGTACACCGCGATCTCGACCAACGGGACGACCACGGTGACGCCGGGGCCCGGTCCCGCCGGCACGCTCCCCGTGCAGGTGTTCTTCGGCTTGACGCTGATCGCCTTGGGCACTGCGCCGCAGGCAAACGTCTACGATGTGATCGTGCCGCCGCCGAATGCCGGCACCAATACGGCGACCGTGACCAACACGTTGCTGGTCGCGGCAGGCACCGCGGCCGGGCAGAATTTCCCCGCCGGCGTGCCGGGCATCGGGCTGCGCTACAAGGGGCAGCTCGTCGTCGTGACCTCGGGCACCGCGGCCGGGCTTTGGAATACGCTCTGGGACTAGGAGAAGCAGCAATGGCAGACAAGACCACCATCGGCAATCAGAAAGCGGCGAAGTTGACGCCCGAGCCCACGCTCGCGGTCGCGGCTGCGCTCGGCACGCCGCTCGAGCTCGAGACGCCCGAGGAGCGCGAGGAGAGCCTGATCGAGCGCGAGAATGCACTCGCTGCGCGCGAAGCACGACTCGCGGCGATGGAAGATCGCGTCATGCAGCGGCTCGAGCGCCTGGAGCGCATCCAGGCCGGCGAGCGTGTCGAGGCCGATGCCGAACAGCCGAAGCAAGGGCCCATCGAGTGGGACGATGAAGGGCGCCCGCTTCCCTGGCTCGACATGAGCCGGAGCTACGGCGTTGTGATCGGCGATGATCCCGCCGGCTTCGCGCAGGACGGCCATCGGTACTCGAAGGACAAGAAATACTTGTGCGATGAGCCGAAGGGCACGGGCAAGCCGTTCAACATCCGCATGCTGGGGCTCGTCAAGGCGATCGCTCGCGCTGCGTGAAGCCCGGAGGGACGATGGGATGGGCGAGAAAGCGCTGTCGCCGCCCCCCTCCCTGGTGGGCCCGGAGACCATCGAGGAGCTGGTAGCGATCGCGCGCGACACACCGGCGGGCGCCTTCCTCGAGGTGGGCGTCTTCCAAGGCGGCACCGCCTGGCATCTCTGGATGCTCGCGCGTGAGCTCGGCCGCAATGTTTATCTCTTCGATACGTTCCGCGGCATGCCGTACGCCGAGCACGGCCTGGACTCGCACAAGGTCGGGGATTTGTCCGGCGTCGACGCGAGCACCATCCAGCGTTCGATGCCGGGCGCGATCGTCGTCGAGGGAGTCTTTCCGGAGAGCGCCGTCGATCTCGAGCTCCCGCCCTTGTCGTTCGTGCACCTGGACTGCGATCAGTACCGCTCGGTCAAGGAGAGCGCGCTGTATCTCAAGGATCTGGTCGTGCACGGCGGGGTGATCTGGCTCGATGACTCACCGTGTCTCCCGGGCGCGTTGAAAGCCGCAGGTGAGGTGTTCGGCGATCAGTTGCTACTATCGCGCACCAACAAACACTACGTGAGGGTGCGCAAGTGACCTGGAGCAAAGACGGACCCTTGGGCAACGAGTCGGGCAAGATCAAGTGGGAGATCGTCAAGTACACGCGCGGCCGCGGCCTCGATCTGGGATGCGGCCTCTACAAAACCTTCCCGCACTTCATCGGTGTCGACAACCGCAAGGACGCGATCCTCTTCGGCCAGCCGATCAATCCCGACATCGCCGTCGAGACCGCGGCGGACCTGTCGATATTCGCAAGCGGGAGCCTTGACTTCGTTTTCTCATCGCACCTCCTCGAGCATTTCCCCGAGCAGGCCTACGATCCGCGGCGCTTCACCAACGTGCTCGAGCGCCAGCTCGCCGAGAAGATGCTCACCGAGAAGCACACCGCGGTGCAGGCACTACGCGAGTGGTTTCGGGTCATCAAGCGCGACGGGCACCTGATCCTTTACGTCCCCGACGAGGACGAGTATCCGAAAGTGGGCGAGGAGGGCGCCAACCCCGATCACTGCTTGAACCTCTCGTACGACAAGGTTATCGACCTCGCCAAGCGAAGTGGCGCCCACTGGGACCTCATCGACTTTCAGCGCCGCAACGCCGGCGTCGAGTACTCGCTTTACTTCGTGTTCAAAAAAGTCGGCAATGGCCACCATTTCAGCTGGCAGCGCGCCAAGCGCGCCGAGAAGTCGGTCGGTGTCGTGCGCTATGGCGCGTATGGCGATCTGATGCAGGTCTCCTCGGTGCTCGCTGGCCTCAAGCGTCAGGGCTACCACGTGACCTTCTACACCTCGCCCCCGGGCGACGAGGTGATCCGCCACGACCCCTCGATCGATGAGTTCTATCTCCAGGACAAGGACCAGGTGCCGAACCACCTGCTCGGGGATTTTTGGCGGTATCACGCCGCGAAGTATGACAAGTGGGTCAACTTAAGCGAGAGCGTCGAGGGCTCGCTGCTGACGATGCCTGGGCGCACGGTCCACGGCTGGAGTCCCGAGGCACGCCACAAGGCGATGAACTTCAACTATCTCGAGATGCAGCACCTGATCGCAGGCGTCGCGCACGAGCCCCGTGTGAAGTTCTACCCAACGCCCGACGAGGAGCGCTGGGCCGAGAGCTACAAGAAGCGCTTAGGGGGAGATCCGATCGTCGTGTGGTCGCTCTCCGGATCCTCGGTGCACAAGACCTGGTCGGGTCTCGATCCCACCATCGCCTCGATCCTCTTGGACTTCCCGCAGGCGCGCGTCGTGCTCGTGGGCGGCCCCGACGGGCGGATCCTCGAGCAGGGCTGGGAGCACGAGCCGCGCGTGATCCGTCGCGCCGGCGAGTGGAAGATCCGCGAGACGCTCGCCTTCGTGCAGATCGCGGACTTGGTCATCGGGCCCGAGACCGGGGTCATGAACGCGGTGTCGCACGAGCCGATGCCGAAGGTCGTGATGCTGTCTCATTCGACGCACGAAAACTTAACAAGGGATTGGGTGAACACGCGGGCGGTCGCGAGTGTGGCGACGACCTGTCCCGGCCGCGGAGCGAACGCGGTGCCGGCCTGCCACCAGATGCACTTTGGCTGGGACTTCTGCAAGCAGGCAGACGACGGCACCGCGCAATGCCAGCGCGATCTCGACGGCGCGGCGATCTTCGCGCTGATCCGCGAGGCGCTGCAGGCGCGGCAACGCAAGGTGCTGGTGGCGTGACAATCCTCCTCATCCCCGGTACCGGCACGCCGACCTCGATCGCGGGCTCGACCTCCGGCACCTACAACTTCAGCGTCAACCAGTACCAGATCATTCGCCAGTCGATGCTCGATGTGGGCGCGCTCGATGCGCTCGAGCAGCCGACGCCGGAGGAGTACTCGGACTGCTCGTTCAAGCTCAACATGCTGGCGAAGCAATGGATGGGCAAGCAGGACTTCGCGCCGGGCATGAAGGTGTGGACGCGCGAGCGGGGCGCGCTCTTCCTCGGCTACTCGAAGTACGTCTATAACCTCGGCGTGACCGGCGACAATTGGTGCCAGTCGACGAGCGGCCTTATCTACCCGCAGCAGTTCAACTCCGCGCTCCTCTCGGCCGCGGCCGCCGGCGGGCAGCCGAACATCGTCATCGCCTCGGTGGCGGGCTGGAATCTCAACGACTACATCGGCGTGCTGGTGGGCTCGGATCTGCAGTGGACGACGATCTCGGCGATCAACACGGTGACCAACACCATCACGCTCGCCGCGAACTTGACGGGCAATGCAGCGGTGAACGCTCAGGTGTACAGCTACACCAATAAGGGCCAGCGTCCGGAGGTGATCATCGCAGCGGTGCTGCGCGACATCTACTACAACGACACGCCGCTCGATCTCATGACCGTCGAGCAGTACGAGAGCCTGCCGACTAAGGCGATGCCGACCTTCCAGAGCGACCCGACCGCGATCCTCTACGAGTCGAAGTTCACGGTGCAAAACCCTAACGGGCGCCTCTACATCGACTGCGGCGGCGCGCAGGACGTGACCAAGTACTTGCACATCACCTGGCTCCGGCCGGTGCAGGACTTCGACAACCCGGGCGACGCGCCCGACTATCCGCAGCGCTGGTACCAGCCGCTCGTGCTCGAGCTCGGCAAGCTCATCGCGCCGATGTTCGATTGCGAATGGACCACCACGCTCGAGCAGAGCCGGCAGAGCGCGCTCGCGATCGCCCAGGAAGGTGATCCGGAAGAGTCGCGCGCCTACTTCGAGGTCGACAGCGCGGATCCGTACGGCCCATGACCGTCAAATGGAAAAAGGTGCCGTTCTTCGGCGATGGCGTCTACGCAGGCCTCAAGGTGGTGACGCGCCAGCGGCGCCTGAACTGCTACTACCAGGTGCGCAAAGACCAGGACCGCACCTCGGTGACGGTGCTGCCGACGCCCGGAATGAGTCTCGCGATGACCGTGCCGGCGGCGGTGAGCCAGACGCCGCGCGGGATCCTCGCGAACCCGAACGCGCTCTACACCGCGATCGGGAGCCAGTTCCTCTCGCTGGCAGCACCGGACACCGCCGGCGGCGCGGCGAGCGTGCTCGCGACGGGCAACTTGAACAGCCAGAGTGGGCCGATGACCTTCGCCGCGAACCCGACGCAGATCGGCATGGTCGACGGCAAGAACCTGTACTTCTACGTGCCCTCGACCGGGCAGTTCTCCGTGTGCACGAGCGCCGGCGTGCCGAACGGTGCGCAGACGCTCACTGTGCTCAACGGCTTCGCGATCGCCGAGCTCCCCGGCACCAACCAGTTCTTCGTGTCGAGCTTCAACGACCTCTCGACCTGGAACGCGCTCTCGTTCGGCGAGGCCTCGCAGTACAACGACACGATCCTCGCCGTCGACCAGCTGGGCGGCCTGTTGATCCCCTTCTCGACGACGCACTTGGAGTTTTGGCAGAACTCGGGCCTCACCACCGAGCCCTTCACGTACATCCAAAACACCGCGACCGAGTACGGCCTGGCCGCGGTCTTCTCGAGGGTGCACGTCGCCGACTCGATCGTGTTCCTGGCGCAGACCCTCGAGGGCGGGCTGCAGTTCGCGCGCATCCAGGGCTATCAGGCGAAGCCGATCTCGACGCCCGACATCGACAAGATCATCCAGAGCTTCAGCACCTACAACGATTGCGAGGCGCTCGCCTACCAGACGGCCGAGGCGAAATTTGCGCAGTTCACCTTCCCCACGATGAACCGCTCGTTCCTCTGGAATGCGACCACCGACATGTGGTCGGAGACGCAGACCGGTGTTACATCGGGTTACGCTGCGCGACACATCGGCCGCTGGAGCGCCGTCTATCAGGGCAAGACCCTGATCACCGACTACAACGCGCCGAACATCTACAACCCCGTCGTCGGCCTCTACACCGACAACGGCAACACCATCGTGCGCGAGGTGGTGACGCGCTGCGCGGTCAACGATCAGAACTACTTCCGGGTGGGCGGCATTTATTTCGACATGGACACGGGCGTCGGCCTCACCTCACCGCTCGCGCAAGGCTACAACCCGATGATCATGCTGCAGGTCTCGCGCGACACCCGCGCGTGGGGCCCGGAGCAGTGGATCGCGCTCGGCAAGACGGGTCAGAGCCGCACCCGGGTGACGCGCCGGCGCTGCGGCCGCGCGCGCTTCTTCTACGCGCGGCTCCGTCTCACCGACCCGGTCAATTTCGTGATCAACGGTGGCGCCGCGATGGTCTCATCGCCCAGCGGGAGGCCGCGATGAGCTCGCCCCTCGGGGGTCTGCCGGCGCTGCCGATGTTCCAGGACCGCACGCACTTCACGCCGGCCTGGGCGGGCTGGTTCTCGACCGCGCAGCTGATCCTGCAGGACTGCTCCAATTCCGGCACAACGGCGCAGCGGCCGACCAGCGGTCTCTACGTGGGCAAGCCCTACTTCGACAAGACGCTCGGCATTCCGATCTGGCTCTCGAATCCGACCGGGCCCGTGTGGGTCAACGCCTCCGGAGCGTCGGTATGAAGAACTTCATGCTGCTCGGGAACATCGACCCGGTGCCGCTCTTGCACCAGATCCACCTGCTGCCCGAGCTCTGGAAGGCGGACACGTACCTGCGCGATTATCCGCAAGGCCCGTTCGGCGACACCGAGACGATCTTCCTGCGCTTCCCGCCGGCGAGCGTCACCGAGCTCGAGCGCTCGAGCAAGGACCAGCACGAGTGTGTGTGGATGGACGGCTACCGGCACCTGCCGGCGGCGCGCGACATCATCTTCCCGCTGATGCAGCGCGTGCAGGGCGAGCGCCTCGGCCGCTGCATGATCAACAAGCTCCGCCCGGGCGGGCGCATCTTCCCGCACGCCGATACGCCGGTGCACGCCGAGTACTGGAGCCGCTACCACGCGGTGCTGCAGTCGTCCCCGGGCGCTCTCATCCGCTGCGGCGATGAAGAGATCCACATGAAGACGGGCTCGCTCTGGCACTTCCGGAACGAGCTCGAGCACGAGGTGCGCAACAACGGCGTGCTCGATCGCATCCACCTGATCATCGACGTGCGCACCTTCCACGCGCCGCCCGAAGGGCTTCTGCCGCAGACGGTGCCGCTCGGCTCCGTGATCGGGCCCGAGCAGATCAAGAATGCGAAGCGCATCCTCGCGGAGGAGCCCGAATTCACCACGTCGCTCGCGGTGATGATGGGCAAGGCTGGAGAAGCATGATCACCGTGCAAGAAGAGCAATACCCGGAGTTTGTCCTCGAGGCGAAGCCGCTCTTTCCGGCGCACTGGAAGGAGCTCGCGCTCGACAAGGACCAGGTGCCGCTCGATCCCGACTACAACGAGTACCAGCGCCGGCACGAGGCGGGGATGGTGATGGTGGTAACCGCGCGCGAGGACGGCACGCTCGCCGGCTACAGCGTGAACTTTGTTGCGCCGGGCCTGCACTACCGCACCTGCATCACGCTGACCACGGACATCTACTGGGTGCGGCCGGACGCACGCGGCGCGCGCATGGGCCTCGAGATGTTCGCGCTCGTCGAGAAGCTCGCGCGGGCGAGGGGCGTGCACCGTATCTTCGCGGGCGTGAAGGATCACTTCTCGGCCGCCTGGATGTTCGAGCGCCTCGGCTTTACGAAGGTCGAGACCTACTACGCGAAATGGATCGGAGGCTGACATGGTAGCGGCGGCAGTTATAGCGGCAGGCGCGGTGGCAGCAGTCGGCACGGGAGTCGCGGGCTCGATGGCCGCGGGCGCTACCACGGGCGCGGCGACCACGGCCGCCGGCGAGCAGCAGTGGGCCGTGCAGCAGCAGGAGCAGCAAGAAGCGCCCTACTCGGCGCTCGGCACCGATGCGATCGCGCAGTACAAGAACCTCTTAGGTCTAGGCAAAGGCGGCACCGCCGGCGAGCTCACAGCGCTGCAGAACACGCCCGGCTATCAGTTCACCAAGCAGCAGGGCGAGACCGGCATCCTGAACGCCGCCTCTGCCTCGGGTGGCGTCTCGGGCAACACGCTCACCGCGCTCGACTCGTACAACACCGGCCTCGCCGACCAGACCTACGAGCAGGCGCTGCAGAATGCGCAAAGCGCGGTGACGATCGGTCAGAACGCCGCCTCGAATACGGGCTCGGCGATCGCCAACGCGGGCAACAATCTCTCGAGCATCGCCACCAATCAGGGGAACAACCTCGCCAACATCGACATCGGCGAGGCCGCCGGCATCTCGAACGCGATCGGCAACTCGAGCAACCAGTACGTCGAGAACCAGACGATCGGCGCGCTCATGAATCAGGGCGGCGGTGGTGTTGCTGGCGGCGGTGGTGGCGGCGGGACCATGGCCCTCGGTGGCAACCAGGCCGGCTACCTGATCAACACGCCTTATTAGGAAACTGACATGGCCATCGACCCGAACAGCATCTCGCAGATCGGCAACCTGGGAGGCATAGACATCCCGGGCTCGGCCGTCAAAGGCGCCGAGGCCGGCCTCACCATCCGCGACGCGCTCGATCGCGAGCAGATGAACAAGCTCGCCATGCGCCAGGCGAATCGCAAGGAGGACGAGGACGTCAAAGCGAACGAGATCCTGAAGGGCGCGAAGTACGACACACCGCAGGGTGTGCTCGAGACCGCGGAGAAGCTCCAGAAGGTGAGCCCGCGCGCGGCGATGGACTTCCAGTCGAACGCGGCGAAGCTCTCCTCCGGCAAGATCCAGGCGCAGCTCGATCAGTACGAGCTCTTGGACCACCAGCAAGGCGTGATCGTCTCGGCGATCGACCCGATCGTCGCCCAGGCGCGTCAGATCAAGCAGACGAGCGGACAGCAGGCGGCGGATGCCTACGTCGCGCAGCAGCTCCCCAGGGCGCTCCAGCAGCTGCAGGGGACGAAGCTCCCGAACGGCGAGAGCGCACTCTCCCCGCAGGTCATCCAGCAGATCCAGGCCGCCTCGAAGCAGGGGCCGATCGGGCTCGCGACGCTCGAGGGGTTCGAAGCCAAGTCGAAGCAAGGGCAGGCGGCGATCAAACAGCGCATCGAGCAGATGAAGGCCGACACCGGCGCTGCGGCCGAGTCGACGCGCGAGCGCGGCGAAGACGAGAAGGAGCGGCACGACCGCGCGCAAGAAGCTGCTGCGAAAGCGAAGTCCGCGGGCTTCTCCGACCAGGAGTCGGATCTCCTGGCGGCGCTCGCCGATGCGAATGTCTCGCTGCCGGCGGGCCTGCGCAGCCAGGCGCAGATCAAGTCGACGATCGACGGGCTGCTCCGAAACCATCCGGAGATGAGCGCCGGCGACATCGCCCAGGGCATCAAGTCGGGCAAGTTGAAACTCGCGGCCGAGACCAAAGCGGCGCAGACCGCGGGCGGTCAGATCGGCAAGGTCTCGCTCGCGACCAACGAGCTCGACACGTTCGGCGACCAGGTGCTCGATGCTTCGAAGGATGTACCGCGCGGCACCTTCGTGCCGTACGAGCAGCTGCGACAGAAGTCGGACACCGCGATCTCGGATCCGAAGCTGCTGCGCTTCAAGACCAAGATGCAGGCGCTCGAGAATGCCTACAACCAGCTGGCCGCGCGCTCGGGCACCGACGTCGAGAAGCGCGCGCACATTCACGAGCTCTTCAACACCGCGAACTCGCAGCAGGCGGTCGATGCGCTGGTGAAGGCGGTGAAGGAGGAAGCGGCCGGCGCTCGAGCGGCTGCGGATCAGACGATCGCCGAGACCTCGAGCACCGCGCTTCCGGGCGCCGGGCCCGCGGCCGCACCGGGAGCAACACCACCCGCGGCGCCGCCGGCAGCTCGCCCGGGCCAGGGCACCTCGGGCCCAGCTCAGCAGGTGCCCGACGACATCGCGGCGATTCTGGCGAAGCACGGGGTGCAGTGAGGTGGAAGCGACCGACGACCAGATCTACACCGCGATCCGCAACGCCGATAAAGCCGGCGACACGGCGGCGGTGCAGCGCCTCGGGTCATACCTCAAGACGCGCGGCGAGCAGAAGCCCGGCCTGGTCGCGCGCGGTGCGAAGGCCTATGGCGAAGCGGTCGCTGCTCCGCTCGAGGCGGGCGCATCGCTCGGCTCCGGCCTCCTCGCGACCGCCGCCGGCGGGCTCGCCGGCATCGGCCAGGGGATCCACAACCTGGTCGCGCCCTCGAAGGACAACACCTCGGCGGCCGACCGCGTTACCCAGGTGCAGGACGCGCTCACCTATAGGCCGCGCACCGAGGCAGGACAGGCGACGACCGAAGCCGCGGCGCTCCCGTTCAACAAGCTTGCCCAAGGCGCCGATTGGGCGGGCAAGAAGGCGACCGACCTCACGGGCTCACCGCTCGTCGGCGCCGTTGTCAACACCGTGATCCAGGCGCTGCCCGCGGTGGTCGCGCCCGAGCTCGCCGGCAAAGTAGGGCGCGTCGTCGGGCGTGACACCAGTGCTGCCGGAGGCGCAACATCAGGCGCTGCGCGCGCAACCTCCGCCGCCGAGAGAGCCGAAGCCTATGTACGCGATCGTGTTGGTGTGGATTGGAATGGCCTATCTCAGGGGCTCAAGGACACGATCACAACTATCGCAAAGGACAGTGCGAGTCTGGATCGTCTCGACCCCGCGACCGTGGCGCGCAAGGCTCGGATGGATGCGGCGGGCCTTAAAGGGACCCGTGGCCAGGTTACCCGGGATCTCGCACAAATCACGCGAGAAGAAAACCTAGTCAAGTCGGACGCGGGCAAAGGGATCCGCGACACCAAGGCCGATCAGGACACGCGTCTCCACCAACTCGTCGACAGCGTGCGCGAGTCGACCGGTGCAGTCGCAAAGACTCGCGAGGGTGTGGGCAAAAGCGTGCAGGATGAGGGCCTGCGCGCGAAGATCCGCGCCTCGAAGAAGAACTACGACACGCTCTACAAGACCGCGCGCGAGACCGAGCCCGAAGCGAAGGTGTCCCCGGATCCGATGTACGAATTCGTGCGCGGCAACCCCGAGGTGTTGAACCCGGCGATCCAGCACCTGGGCTGGGTCAATCAGTGGCTGAAGAAGGCGGGCATCGAGCACGAGGTCCCGGGCCCCGATGGCGAGGCGATGCCGCTCACCGAGCGCCGGCCGATCAAGCTCCACGAGCTCGACGACCTCCGGAAGAAGGCGGTGTCGATCGCGAAGGGCGGCGGCGACAACGCGCACTACGCCGGCGAGGTGATCAAGGCGATCGACAAGAGCTTCGAGGAAGTGCCCGAGGCGGCGAAGGCCTGGACCGCGGCGCGCGACGCTTTCAAGAAGCACAAGCTCGAGTTTGAAGACACCCGCATCAATGAGAAGCTCGGCACGGACGCGACTCGCATCGACCGGCACGTCGCGCTCGAGGATACCGTCGACAAGGTGCTGCGCTCGAGCTCCGAAGATATCGGGCGCCTGAAGACGACGCTCGGCGAGGACAGCCAGGCGATGAAGGATCTGCGCGGCGGTGTAATCGACAAGCTGAAAGAGGCGGCGACCGGCAAGCGTGAGATCGAAAACGAGGGTGGGACGACGCAGTTCAACTCCTCGTTTCGCAACCTCTTCAACGAGCTCGACAAGGACGGCAAGATCGAGCAGCTGTTCAGCCCCGAGCAGGTGAAGCGGCTGCGCGATATCAACCAGCTCGTACAAGACGTGCGCACCACGCCATCGGGTCGCGTCGCGGGCTCCGACACCGTGCCGCGCCTGGTCTCCATGCTCGATAAGGTCGCCGAGATCCCGTTCGCCGGCGGCGTTGCAAAGACCGTCGCGGGTGCCGTCACCAAGCTCTACAAGGCGGGCGAGGATGCGCGCCAGGGACGTGCGGCGGTCTCTGATCCGTTGGTCGATGAGGCGAAGGGCGCGACCAGGTCGCAGAAACGCCGGCGGAACGCGGCCGCGGTCAAGCGCGCGGCGCCCGCCGGCGCCCCTACGATCGGTGAGGCACTGCGCAATCCGCCTCCGGATCAGCAGCAGTGAAGGTGCTGATCATCAACTTAGACTCGGTGGGCGAGGGCATGGGTCTCGCAGTGCGCGCGGCGAAGGCCGGCCACCAGGTCAAGATCTGGATGTCGAAGGAGAACCACAAGGAGACGGGGCTCGGCTTCAAGCACATCGAGCGCGTCGAGAACTGGCTAGCCGAGGCCAAGTGGGCGGATCTCATCGTGCCGACCGGCAACCACGAGTTCATGGCGAAGCTCGACAGCCTGAAGAAAATGGGCTTTCCGATCTTCGGTCCGTCGGTACGGTCGGCAGCCCTCGAAGTGAAGCGAGCCCTGGGGATGGCGTTCTTCGAGAAGCACGGGATCGAGGTGCCGCCCTACGAAGAGTTTGCGACCCTGGAAGCGGCCCGCGCGCACGTGATGAAGACCGGCGAGCGGTATGTCTTCAAGACGCTCGGCGATGAGGACGACAAGAGTCTCTCCTACGTCGCGAAGTCCGCGGCGGATATGGTCGCGCGCCTCGATCGCTGGCAGCGCCTCAAGATGAACCCGAAAGGCGCGGTGATGCTGCAGACCTTCGTGCCGGGCGTGGAGATGGGTGTCTCGCGCTGGATGGGCAAGGACGGCTTCGTCGGTCCCTACAACGAGAACTTCGAGTTTAAGAAGCTCCTCTCCGGCGATGCGGGTCCGAATTGCGGCGAGGCCGGGACCGTCATGAAATACGTATCGACATCGAAGCTCGGCACAGAAGTACTCGCGCCCCTCGAGGAGGCACTCGTCGAGCTCGGGCACCTGGGCGACATCGACGTCAATTGCATCGTGAACGAGCAGGGCCAGGCGATGCCCTTGGAGTTCACCATGCGGCTCGGGTGGCCGGCCGCGAACATCATGTGGGGGTGCCATAAAGACGATCCGGTCGAGTGGATGCTGGACGCCTGCCATGGGATCGACTCCCTCGAGGTGAAACCTAAGATCGCGTGCGGCGTGGTGATCGCGCAGCCCGACTACCCGTACTCGAAAGCGACCAAGGCCGAGCTCGATGGCATCCCGATCTATGGTGTCACAGCGAAGAACGAGGGCTACCTGTCGCCGCAAGCCGTCAAGATCGAGACCCTCCCGCAGATGGACGGCGACAACAAGGTGGCGGAAAAGCCGATGTGGTGTACGACCGGGGACTACATCTGCGTGGTCTCCGGCCAGGGCTCGACGGTGAAGCGCGCGACCGAGCGTGCGTACGGCACGCTCAAAGAGCTCCACATCCCGAACATGATCTATCGCGATGACATCGGGGAGAAGCTCGCGGAGGAGCTCCCGAAACTCAAAGCGCACGGTTACGCAACAGAATTCACCTACGAGTGAGCCATGGCCACCACCACGTACTACATGTCGCCGATCACGCTCCTGATTCAGATGTTCTCGAACATCGGGATCCCGCTGCAGAACGGCGCGGTGTACACCTACCTCGCGGGCACGACGACGCCCGTCACCACGTACACCGATTCGACCGGCACCACCGAGAACCAGGACCCGATCTCGCTCTCCTCCGCCGGCCGCTTGCAGAGCGTCGGCGGCGCACCGGTCACGGTGTGGGTGCCGCAGGGCACCGCACACAAGATGGTGATCGTCGACAGCACCGGCGCCTTCGTGCTGTCGATCGACAACCTCACCGCGATCAATGACCCGACGACGTTGCTCGCGCTCCTCGCGACCGTGTCGACCTCGAGCATCCTGGGTGGCGCCGACATCGTCGCGAACGCGATGCGGAGTTACGATGTGCTAGCTTCGGTGCGCGCGGCCCAAGTTCCCGCCCTCGCCGCCGGCCAGACCCTCGTGATCGATCTCGAGGGCGGCACGCTCGTCAACGACGGCAACGGCGGCCTTTTTTACTGGTCCGCGACCTCGACCGCGACCGACGACAACGGCCTCACCACCATCAAGCCGAACGCGATCGCGAGTGGCAGCCCCGGGCGGTACCTGCGTCAGACCAACCTCTTCGGGAGTTCCGGCACCTTCGTCGTCACGGTGATCGGCGCGACCACGCAGCCGACGCTGACCGTGCGCTATGTGGTGAACGGCACGATGGTCACCGTGTCGATCCCCGACACCGGCGCGCTCACCTCGAACTCGAACGAGTTCTACCTGCAGGGCTGGGCCAACGGGATCCAGGGCGTCTCGCAGCAAATCTACTCGCCGGTGATGGCGGCCGAGGACAACTCGACGCTCGGCCTCGGCGCCTATCTGATCATCCCGACCCAGATCGGCGGCTCGAACGTGATGATCATCCCGAACAACGCGGGTGGGGTGTGGACCACCAGCGGCACCAAGCGGCTCTACCCCGCCTCCTTCAGCTACGTGACGGCCTAACCCATGAAGCAATACATCGACACCCTGCAGGACGTCCAAGGCAACGCGCTCGTGGGCGCGACCGTGCTGGTGCAGAACTACCTGGGCGGCGGCAACGCCTCGATCTTCTCGGACAACGGGCTCACGCCGATCGCCACCTCGACGGTGGTCACCGGCTCCGATGGTCAGTTCTCGTTCTTCGTGGCAGACGGGGACTACAACCTGGTCATGTCGAAGAACTCGACCGTGTTCAAGACTCAGAGCCCGGTCTCGATTTTCGACGGCACCCCGCAGATCACCTACGCCGACACGGGCAGCGTGAACGCCTACGCGACCTCGAACTCGACGATGGAGAAGGCGCTGCGCACGGGACTCCGGACCTCCTTCAAAGCGGCCAACACCAACACGGGCCCGTCGACCTATGCCTACAACGGGCTCGCGGCGAAGAACATCACCTTTCCCGCCTCGAACGCGATCAACGCCGGCGCGATCGTCGCGAACGGCATCTACCGCATCGAGTACGACGGCACCGAGTGGCAGCTGATCGGCAGCCAGGCCGCGGCCTTCTACGGCCAGACCGCGGCCGAGATCCAGGCGGGCGTCACGCCCGCCAACACCAGCCTGCCCCCGGGCCAAGTCGACCGCTACTTCACCAACACGACGCCCGGCACGACGGATGCGACCGCGGGCTTCACGGCCGCCATCCTGCAGGCGCAGCAGCTCGCGAGCGGCGTGCCGATCGGCAATCCGGTGACGGTGAATTCGCTCCTGGCGATCGCGAGCAGCGTGACCATCCCGGCGGCGACGGTGAGCTCGGGGAGCGATACCACCAACACGGTGCTGCTCTCGGTGATCTCGGGCTCGATCAACATCGCTTCCGGCAAGACGTTGACCATCAACGGCCTCTTTCAAGCGCCGAAACAGACGTGCTTCGAGGGCGCCGGCGCCGTGGTGTTCGCGGCCGGGTCGTGCAACGAGGCGTATCCGGAGTGGTGGGGAGCTCGAGGGGACAGCCAGATCGGCTCGAACGGCACCATCACGACTTCCGGCACCGACTGCACGGCAGCGATCGCCGCGGCGCTCCTGGCGTGCGCCGGCGGATCCGGCCTGATGGTGGGCCTGATTCCGATCAAGTTCGGCCCGGGCACGTACCTCACCGGCGCGCAGAGCATGCCGCCGGCGACGCGGCTGGTGGGCTCAGGCCGCAACGTCGGGGGCCTGCTCGCGAAGACCGGCACTACCGGGGTGTGGTTCGGCGATACCGGCAACGCTGCCAAGATCATGCTCGAGGACCTGACCTGGTACTGCGCCTACGCGGCGAGCCCCGGGATGACCAACGGCATCAAGATCGGCTACACCATCCAGTGGGGCACCGCCGGCTACATGACCCGCTGCGCGGTGCGGGACTGCGCCTGCGCGAGCTCTGGCTATCACGTCAACGTGAACCAGAACGTCGCCTACATCGACATGCTCGAGATCACGATGAACGGCCAGGCCAACCAGAGCGGCCTCCTCTTCGCCGGCAGTTACGGGCGCATCTACGACCTGACTTGCGTCGCGCCTGGCAGCGGCGGCACGGGCATCAACATCTCGGCGGTGGGCTCGCTCATCGACGGCCTCGAGATCGAGGCGCCGCAGAGCGGGAGCACGCCGCTCAACTTGGGCGGCAACTGCACGGTCATCAATCCGGTGTTCTCGAGCACCAACTATGCGGCCGCCGGCGGCGCGCTCTCCAACTGGGTGACCTTCGGCGGCTCGGCCACCACCTGGGCGCTGATCGGGGTGAACTACGCGTTCACCACTGCGGGCACGGGGAGCGGCACCGACACCGTATCGAACGGCAACTTCCTACGCGCGGACGGCTCGTACTTCGGCGGCAACGCGACCGCGGTCACGGCCTACAACGCGGCCACCGCCTACAGCCCGGGGAACGTCGTCTCCTCGAGCGGCACCAACTACATCTGCATCCTGGCGACCACCGGCAATGCACCGCCGAACTCCACCTACTGGACGGTGACGACGCTGCCCTACGGGCATGGCGGCGAGGGGAACTTCTTCTCCGACAACTACGGCCAGACCGACCAGGCGTTCACGTTCCGCCTGGTCAACACCGCCGGCACATTCCAACACCGGTTTGCCGAGCCCGGCGGCAACGCGATGAACTCGTCGCTGATCCAATGCATCAACGCGGCGAGCAACTCGCTCACCAACACTCCCACCGGCGCGGATGCGAGCACGGCCTTTGCCGCGGGCGCGAAGATCTCCACCGTCGAGACCAACGCAGTGATCTTCGATACCCCGCGCTGGCCGGCGAGCGGCGGCTCTGCGACGCAGCGGGTGGGCGACTCGATGCCGGTCGCGGTCATCACCGACAATTCGAGCGGTACGGCGCTCACCGTCATCTGCTCGCTGCAAAGTGTGAACGTCAACGGCATAACGGCCAACCGCTGGACGTTGAACTTTCAAAATGCGACGACCGGCGCGAATTTTGCGATCAACACCACCAACATACCGTCCGGCGATCTGATCCAGGTCGCCTGCCGCATACCGATGGCCCGGTAACTTTTTAGGAGACAGAGATGGAAACGATTGTTATTGCCTCGCTCGCGCTCGTCGTCGGCTTCGGCCTGGGCTGGTTCGCGTGCACGAAGCTCGCACCGAAGGTGGGCGCGATCGAGACCAAGATCGCGAGCGCCGAGAAAGATCTGAAGTAGCGTGAACCCGACCACTGCGGCACAGCTGCGCCAGGAGCTGCGCGGCGATGAGGGCGAGGTGCTGCGCGTCTATGACGACAAGACCGGCCGGCCGATTGGCCCGGGCTCGAGTGTCGTCGGCAACCCGTCGATCGGTGTCGGTCGAAATCTTTCCGGCCGCGGTCTCACGCAGGCAGAAGCCGAGCAGCTACTGTCAAACGACATCGCCGCGTGCGAGTCCGAGCTCGCACCGAGCATGCCGTGGATCACAGATCTTTCGCCGGCTCGGCAGACGGTGATCTATTCCCTCTACTTCAACACCGGCCTCGGCAATGCTGCGCGCTTCGAAGCCAAGTGGCCGAACTTCCTCTCGCAAATGAAGGCGGGACAATTCGCCCAGGCGGCCGACAACCTGGAGTCATCGCAGCCATGGGCGACGGAAGTGGGACCGCGTGCGCACCGACTGGGCGAGCTCGTGCGCTTTGGGTAGTGCTCTGGGCCAACCGCACGAAGATCACGGGCTACGCGGGAGTCATTGGCGGCTCGGTGGAGATGGGGATCCTGGGCGGACAGCACATCGGCCTGGTGCTCCTGGGCGCGGCGGTCGCAGCGATTGGTCACTACAACGATCGGCACCCGGACTTATGAACCGCAAGAACGAGTACACCGACACGGTGCGCGACCTCAAGGCGATGGTCAGGCGCGAAGCGGACGATGAAAAACGCCGCGAGCTATCCGAAAATCTCGATAAGATGGCGGCACAGCTCGAGCGCCAAAGAGATTGGTATAAGGATCTCGCGGTGTTGACCGAGCGCGTCGATGGGCTAGTTTGGCTGGTGCGCGGTGTGCTCGTGGTTTGTGCCATCGAGGTCGTCGCCGGCGTAATCGTCGCGCTGCTAGTGAAGGGACACACCGCATGACCGATACGGGACTCCTCGAGCGGGCCCGCAAGTTGGGCATCGAGATCAGTGACACCACCTCGATGCTCGACTCGTTGGAGAAGTCGAGCGACTCTCTCGAGGCCGCGCGCCACCAAATCTCGAGCATCTGCGATGAGCTGCGCATGCAGTCATCGCTCTCGCGCGAGCGCTTGAAGTGGCTCACCCAGGAACTCGACAAGCTGCAGGCCCAAGTGCTCGAGTTCAAGCGGGGGGCGGCGCCGTGAACGCGCTCCTCATCGCCGGCGCGGCGGTGCTCGCACTCATCGTGTCCTTCGGTGGTGGCGTCTACGTCGGGCGCCTGCAGCCGCAGCTCGCCGCCGCCAAGGCGACGATTAAACGCAATGCAATTAATACTGCACAGGAGTCGACCGATGCGACCCGAATCAACAGCGAGGCTAAACAGTTCGCTCAAGCGCCTCTCGACCCTATCGCTGCTCCTGTTGTGCGCGTGCAGTACCGTGAGGCCTCCGCCTGCGTGCCTCGAGCCGCCACCGCCGGATCCGGCGCTCATGCAGCCCCCGACCTACCAGCACCAAGTATTGTCGATTCTGTGTCAGGGCCCGACATCGGCCGACCCCTCGTGTCAGTCGGTCACATCGCCGACGCCCAAGTAGCGGGCCTGCAGGACTACATCACGCACGTCTGCCGCGTGCCGCCACCGTGAACACAGGACAAGCCGTGACCGCACTCTTCGTTTGTTGTGTTGGGCTCCTCATCGCCACCGCCGCCCTCGCCTGGATGGTCTTCCAGCTGCGATGAGGTGGCCTTGGTCGAAGCCGACCCCGCCGCCGCGCATCCCGCCCTACAAGGTGCCGGTCCAGGCGCATACGCCGAAGCGTGACGAGGCAATCGTGGTCGAGGAGCTCGACCCCGCGAAGGTCGACGCCGAGGCGGTGGAGGCGCTGCTCCGCGCCCAGTCGCAGACCGGCATGCACAAAGCCTGGAAGCGGATCACCGGTCAGGGATAAGATCGCGCCACTACATTACCCAAGCCGCGCGGCGACAGCGTTGACCGGAGTGGTACTGCAGGTGAGGTGATCGAAGTAATCTCGCCCCCGACTGCCGGTGCAAGGGGGCCCGCCGAAGGAGCAAGGCGAACCGCGTCAGGGCTGCAAGCCGGCGGCTATCGATATCACCAGGACGTGAGAGTTGTAGATCGGCCGTCCCTCATCCGCGGGCACACCGCGAGCTCGAGCCCAACAGAAGTCGCCCCGGGGGAGGGGTTCCTCCCCCGGGTGTGCCCACACCAGCCAAGCCAGGCGCCGCGGACCGCCACCTCGAGGTCCCAAGACAGCGACCCTCTCTCTGCGCCGCTCCTGGGGCTTATACGTGCGAAATCCGTGTGCCCTTTTTGTGCCCCGGACACACCCGTTCAGGTGGGAAAAAGTGGGTAACGGGCTCTCAAAACACGGGTTTTTCATAGTGCCCCGGACTCATAATGCCGAGGTCGAGGGTTCGAGTCGCTCTCTCACCACCATGAATATTAACGTTTTTTTACCGTTCCACGTGGAACGGCCCGCCGGCCCGTGTGGCCCTGGCAGCGCCGGCCGCCGCGGATCCCGCCTTACGCGGTGCCGGTCGCCTCGAGACCGAAGCCAAAACCTCGAACTGCGCCAGGAAATAGGTGTCCGAGAGCCCCGCCTGGTCGGCCTTGCGCTTGATGACCTGGGCGGGTGTGGCGAGCTTCGGCTGCACCGGGGCACTGGGTTTATCCACAGCAGACCCACCCGACGACACGGCCGCATTAGAAGCCCCAGGAGCGGCGCTCGCTGGGGGACGCCCGTTGGTAGGGGGTGGGGGGACTTCGGGGGCGCT